GATTTGACTAGTCATCTTAGATCCTTGATTAGATATTTATTGTTACAAAGAAATAGCTAAATAATACAAAGGCCCACGGACCATGCAAAAACGCACCCGCAGTATATTAGAAGAGCTAGACAATTTGTACATTGAGCGCGACCCTCGCGTTCTCATTGAGAATCGCGCTCACAACATTATCACCAGCGCCATTCGCTTGCTGGAACAAATTGATTTAGAATTTAGCCCTGAACAATCTGACAATCTACAGCGTAAATTGCTCAATGCCATTCGTACCAGAGACACAGGCAAGTTTGCAAGGTCAGTAAGGAGAACAAATGCAGATCTATGAACTCACAGCTAATAAAAAAGCACCTATAAACGAAATCAATCTTGGAGCCATTGGCAAAGCCATTGGTTCAGCAGCCATATCCAAAGCTGGAGATTATGTCAATCAAAAAACTGGCATGCAGCTGGCCGGCGACGATGCCAATCCGTATGCGGGGGCAGCTTCCAAAGACAAGGCCATGGCAGCAGTGGCGTCTATGAGCAAAGCGCAGGCAGCACAACAAAAACAACTATTTGACAAAGCACTTGCCCAGATCGTGGCACAAAAAGGTGTGACCAGTGCTGCAAATTTGCAACAAAGTGACGTAAAATCACTGTATCAAAATCTTTATCAGCAGATCCACAAAAATCTTTTGCAAAACAAGCTCACTGACTATACCAAATTACCGTCCTATATAAAAACAGGACAGCCGCAACAACAAGCTCAACAGGTGGTAAAAACCATTACAGATGCAATGACCTCTATACAAAATCCTGCTATGTATGACAAGGCCAATGCTGTTAATTTGACCAATGCATGGGAATTGTTGACTAAAGCTGCTGGCGAAGCCATGATTCTGTTGCAATTTGACAGCAGCGCCACCAGTGCCGCACCCGGGACAACTCCCAACATTAACCCGCAGTTGCAGGCCATGCAAAAAGCTGCCGCGGCCAACAAACTCACCGCACAGCAGTTGGGAATAAATCAAACTGCAATTAACAATTTTCAAAACAAGTATCCACCAGGCACTGATCCCAAGATGGACCTGCTGTTCAAAGCAATGGGGCTGTATCCAGTATGATCAAACTCACCGAAGGCGGCAACGTATTCAAAGATGCGCAAGGCAATCCATTAACACAGCGTATCAATCAAGCTGATGTACCTGCAACCATTGCATTTGTTGGCAAGCTACTTGGTATGGAGTTTCCGCAAGATCGTTGGCTAGGTTCGACCGGCCGTAAACCCACATCAGGCGATTTAGATATTGCGGTAGACACCAGCAAAGCAACCAAAGAACAGATTGCTGCTGCTTTATCAAACTGGGTTCAACGCAGCGGGGGAGATCCTAGAGAGTTTGTGAAAAAAAGCGGTGAAGTGCATTTTCGTACACCCATCAAAGGTGACCCACGCAACGGCTATGTGCAAACTGATTTTATGTTTCTGTCCAATGTTGATTGGGGAACATTCTACTACGGTGGCGCTGAAGATAGTGCTTACAAAGGCATGAACAGAAACGTACTAATGTCTAGCCTGGCCAAATCGCAAGGACTCAAGGTAGGACTCAACGGCATGATCAGTCGCACTACCAACCAACTGGTCAACGGCGGCCTGGATCCTGACTATGTTGCAAGTGTGTTGTTGGGCAAAGGATTTGATCGTAAGAGTTTAAAAAACGTAGAAACAATTTACAAAGCATTGGAACAAGATCCGCAACGTGATGCTAAACTAGCAGACTTCCGTGAATATCTAGCCAGAGAAGGACTCGGTGAACCGGGACAAGTCAAAGAAAACACAGAAGTGAATTTTCTAGCCAAGTTGCGTGACAGAATTATAAATCAAGGCATGACACCACTGATCGAACAGGAAGCTGCCAACCCGTATCAAATTTACGAAGCCAAAGAGCCACGCATACCCTATGTAGAGGACCTGGTATTCAAAACTGGCTTAGCTGGTGCTAGTCAAGCTATTAATATTATCAAGCAAACAGCAAAAAACACTAGAGATTATGCCACTATCAAGTGGGACGGATCTCCTGCTGTGATTTTTGGTCGTAAACCCAATGGTGAATTTGTACTCACAGACAAGAGCGGAGCCACAGCAGTGGGCTACGATGGCCTGGCCACCAGTCCAGATATGATAGATTCTATCATGGCTCGTCGGGATGCTGGCGCTGCTGGCCGCGGCAAACAAGTTGATCGCACTGATCTTGCTGGCATCTACAGAGAAATTTGGCCTTATTTTGAACGTGCTGTACCCAAGAACTTCCGTGGATACATCAAAGGTGACCTGTTGTTCACACCCGGTCGTCCCTGGGTCGAAGACGCTGGTAATCTTGTGTTCCAGCCCAATCAACACGGCGGAATAGTTTACCGCATTCCTGTAGACAGCCCGCTGGGTCAACAAATTGCCAACAGTCAAGTTGGCATTGCAATCCATACTCAAATGGAAGATCCCAACAGTGTGGAACAACCACTGACAGATCCGTCAAAAGTATTAGAGCCAGTGCCTGGCCTGCTGGCTACCTCGGCCACAGTTAAAAACTTGCAAAATCTTAAACTCAGCAGAGATGAAATGGCAAATTTAACTCGTCTGACCACAGGGCAAAATGCACAGGCACTGAGTCAGTTGCTGAATCCCGCAGAACTGCGAGCACAGCAAATTACTGACTTGCCTGCACTGATGGAAAAGTTTATCAACAGTCTCAAAGGTACAGACTACAGTGGGGCTACCCCGGCACAGTTTGGCACCTGGCTAAGCAACAATGTAAACCCACGCAAATACAACAACATCATTGAGCACCTCAAAAACCCCCAAACCAACATCTTGGGCATGAACGTGGCATTTGATATCTGGAATGCTGTGCACAACTTAAAGATGAACCTGCAGCGTCAGCTGGATCTACAGCATCCTGGACAAGAAGGCTGGGTATTTGCTACCCCTGCAGGCCGTGCAAAAATAGTCAGCAGAACAGCTGGCGGGTTTGCAGATCCTACTAGAAAAGCACAGACTAGCATGTGATTTTTTGCCAAAAGGCTAAATAAAAGCAGGTCCACCGAGACCACAAACTTAAAGGAAAATTAAAATGGCTTATTTTACCCCCGTAAACGGCGATGCACAACCGGTATTTGCGCTTGACGTGCAAAACGGTCCTGTAGCGGCTTCTGCTTCTACTGCTGCCACACCAGTTCAACCTGCTGGTCCTAAATTAGACTTCTTCCGTGCTGTTGCTAACACTACTGTTGTTTCACAACAAGGCGTGCAAGAATATGTTGCTAACGTTATCAACGCTATTCAACAAACTGCCACAATTGCTATGTACCAAGTTGATGGTACAGTATTGAGCTTTGCTACATACCCAACAGGCGCGTTTGGCAATGCCAGCACACAAGCTGCTGGTTTCTTGAGTGCTGCCAACATTACCTACACAGGTTATCAGTTGGACAGTGCAACTAGCATTGGCTTCAAACTAGCTGCTTCCTAATCAAATTTAATTTGATTGAGTCGACCCCGGACATAAAAACTCCGGGGTTTTTATTTGGCCGTAAATATCACAACTATGAAAATACTTTGTCAAACTCTGTTTGATTGCAGTTACACAGGTACCACCGGCCATTTTAGAATTGACCAGGTGCCCTATCAAGACGAGCAAGGCCAAACAATAAACAGCATCACAGACTGGAATCGTTCACGAAATCAGCAGCGCAACTTTGAAACCATACTGCAAATGATAAGTCTACGAGCTCAACCTGAAATTTTGTCTCGCCCCCAGCACCAAGAAAATACCTGGCAATTTGAATTTGCTGTGGAAGCAGCAGGCGTTTACAGCAACGACGGCACAGCAGATTCCACAGCACAGTTGCTAACAGAGTGTGCAGGAACACCAATGATCACAGGATTAAATGAACAGTCTGACATTGAACCCTGTTTGATTGTGCAAGGCAATAATCAAAACATTTGGTTTAAAACGGTAAATATCTGATCATGAGCGACACCACCGAAATTGAAAAAAAGAGCCTGGAAGCTCACGTAGAACTCTGCGCCGAACGTTACAAACATCTTGAGACTAGATTAGTATCAGTAGATGAAAAAATGGATGGATTGAGTGCTGCTATAGACGCACTCAAAAAGATGATGGAAAAATCCGCAGTCAAACAAAATGACAGAACTATTGCCTGGGGGGTTGGCATTATTGCTTTTTTAGTTTCTACCATTGGGTACCTTATAACTCAATACGTTTTAAAATGACACGTGATCAAAAATTAGAACGCTTTGCTACTCAGCAACTCAGGAAAAATCCGGATAATCTTGTGATAACCGACAACGAAGGTAATCACATAGCTTTTGGTCGTTATTTGATCAAAGCTGAACAATACTGTTGCAGAGTATACGACAACAACGAAGATTTATTGGGCAGCTTTGCCAATCGCCGCACAGCAATGAGCTACTGTGTGGCT